GATATTTGGTCAAAGACAGGGTCAGAAAACTCCTCCCAGCTCTGTAACTTATGCCCAAAATCCCTAGCGGCTATCATTGTTGCCTTGTCCGACTCCATCATTGAGTTATAGGTTGCGCAGACTAGGAGCAGGTTATCGGCGCGGTCCAGCAGCTTTGATCCGCCTGAGCCTCGGTTCTTGCGGTGATGAATTACCAGCCCTGAGGTGGCCCCACAATGTAGGCAGTATTCATCTCTTTTCTCTACCATGTTGCGAAGCCTCTGGGAAGCCATAGGATGCGTTCTAACGCCCTTTCAGGTTGGGGACAGGGTAGAGATACCAAGAAGCCCTGTAAAGCCCTTAGAGCCGCGTTTCCTGCCCGATTAGCTTGGCTTGAGTGGCAAGCACCATCGAAGCGGTTTCAATGGACTTTATCTTCTGCCGAATCCGGTTCAATTCCGCCCTTCTCAAATCCCTAGCTAACCTTAGCTCAGCCGACTCCAATCTTGCTAACGCCTCCCTATCCCTGACAGTCCCGGCAGCTTTTATGTAAGCCTTCTGCTCGGCAAGGTCAAGGTCGTATTCGGCCTCAGCCAGAGCTTTCTCAGCCTCGAAAAGAGCAGTTGAGCCGCGCTGATTTTCTTGGATCAGTTCGGCTAACTGCCTTTGTATTTCAGATATCACTTCTCAAATTTTTCAGCGTAGGACTTGAGCTTTTCCAGAACCTCTTTTGGAGCGTTCTGTGATTTTGCCTGAGTGTATAAATCCCTCAGGCCCTCGATATTGTCAATTCCCTGCGCGAGTTCCAACCACTCCATCACAGAGACCTTGACCATCTCCTCGCGGCTGGCCCTCTTTGAACCTGAATAGATGTAATTGCTCAGACACCTGCCCAAACTGGATGTCTCGCATCTTTCGAGCGCGAACGCGTCACTTGCAGCCTCACTTGCCCAGCCAGTTGACTTTGGGAGGTCATGCGCCTGATCGCCTGCGGTTAGATAGAGCCTGCTCTCGGTCACCCAGAGCTTCGGGTCGATGGTGTGATTCAGGGTCACAATCCGGGCATCGGCATTGTTCGAGTCAGCCCAGAATAGTTTTAGTCTTTCCTCAACAGTTGCATATTGAGATAGGTCGAACTTCGGCATTTCTTATCCTTTCCTCTTGTGGACTACCAGATATGGCAATCCTTCTTTCTTTGCCTGCCTTGAGGCAATCTTGTATTTCTTACCCTCATGTTCCATGTAGGCACTCTTTGCTCTGCCCATCGCATCAAGTGTTTGTGACTTGAGCTTTCTCAGATTCGCCTCTGCTAGGTCGAACTCTGCCTGTGCATTGACCAACAGATGAAGGAAGTCAATCTCAACCTCGGTCTCGTCAATCTCAGGATGCTGATATCTCACAGCCTCATAAGTTGATTCTGAGCCATCCCATTCGGGTTTCTGATCTGCGAACAGGCACTCCATGAAGTCCATTGCCCTCTGTCTTTGGACTTCAATCTCAAAGTCATCGCGGTCAATCCAGATGTCATACCAAGTCATTCCTGCGACTGCCACAATCACAGCGCGGTTTAGATCAAGGATGTCTAGGTAGTGCTGCACCTGAGCGCGGTATCCATCGGGGACTGATTCCCAAGTCTGACGGCCTGTCTTGACTTCTATTACTATCCATTCCCCTGTCTCCGAGTTTCTTGCGAGCGCATCAGGATTGGCGTGTCTAAATGGCATCAGGTTGTCTTGGTAAGTTCCTGTTCTAAAGACTTCATACTCAGGATGTTCTTCTTGCCATAGTTTCAGGATCGGTTCTTCAAATGCCTTCCCGAACCTGATAGCCCAGTTCTCCTCGACTGTGTTAGGTATCTTCCCGGTCTTGACCGACCAGAGGTGATAGGCACTTTGAAATGGGTTCAATCCGCAGATTGTTGAGATGTCACTTCCGCCAATACTCATCTCTCTGGCCTTGTGCCATTCTGGAGTGCCTGAGTCAAAGACACCCAGTAGGGTTGCGTTTCCGAATGTTTCTGGTGCGTGTAATTTCATGCCCTAAGTCTTACCCCTGCCTCTGACATTTTAGGAATAGGGTTAGCCTATGGGTCATTTCGACGAAAAGCACTATCGGCTTCTAAAGGCTATTCACGCCGCTGGTGGCGCGCCCTGTGAGGACTTTCCTGAGCTTTTCTATCCTGAGGACATCCGCGATCCGATGAAGCGGCAACTGGCGATTTTGGTTGCCAAAAGGCTATGTGATACCTGCCCGGTCAAGCGGGAGTGTTTCCGCTATGCCATTGAGACAGGTCAGAAATATGGGATTTGGGCTGCGACTCTTCCAAGCGAACGATAGCCCTGTTGTAGGGAGTTTGACAGGTCATGCAAACAGCAGGCGAACCTGACTGAAACTTGCCTCTACTATTCACCTCATGCTCAAAGACTAATTCATGGTCATTGGGGCAGAGGTAAACAATCCGCCTAGTCTTTTTTGAATGCGACACTTGTCAGGATTGAGAGAAGCCCTGCGCCGAGTGAAACCGATGCGAGCCCAGCCCAGTCAATAGCAAACAGTCCGATTGAGCCTGTGCCTAGAACAGCGATTGCAGACTGAGCAACTGTCTTGATTGCTCTTTCCCCTGCGTAGCTCCAGAACTCTAAACTAAATATCTTCATCATGTGCCTTTCTTTTTACATCCTCGTAAGTAGCAAAAGCAGTATAAGCGGTCAGGATGATAGAAATCAAAGCTACTCCGCCGATGATTAGTTCTCGGCTAACTGAGGAATCGGAGCTGTAGGTCAAAGCTCCGAACAGGATCATAATTGCAGACAGGGCAAAAGAAGCGTAGATAAGCCTTCTGCGATGTTTCCAGCTAGGCATCAAGACGCTCGTCAATGAAGGTTTCAGGGTCAAAGACAAGTCCAAAGGTTACTGATGTCACTTTAGGACCGATTGTAAGGTGCAGGTGTGAGCCTTTAGAAGCTGACCCTGTGTTTCCTACGTTGCCGACAGTTTGACCTATCTTTATTTTTGTCCCTGCCTTCAACTTTGGTTCTTCCTGAAGGTGGCAGTAACCAATGAAAACTGTTCGCTTGCCAATCTCATCCCAAGCTGATTGGACCAATACCCAACCTAGAACCCTCGACCACTTGACCGACTGGACTGTGCCGTCAGCCACCGCCGGGATGCGTGAGCCTTCCTTTGGTGCGTAGTCAAGACCTCTATGTGCGATTAGGCGATTAGCCTTTGAGCCGAAGCGTGAGGTTATGAGTTTCTTTGAGAAGGGATGTCTCATTGGATCAAAGCCCACAGAGCAGCAATAAAACCTGTAATGCCCGAACCGAGTGCCGTAAAGACCAGCTTCTCAATCCACTCCATGCGAGCGAGTTTCTGCTCTACTCGATTCATGCGTTGAGGGAGGTCTTTGAGGTTTTTGATATCGGCAACTATTTCGATTTGAACAGCTTGCACTTCGACAAGCTTTTCGTAGATGTCACGCTGCGTTATGCGAACGCCGTTTGTTTCCTCAGCCATTTTCTACCTGCGAGTTAGTTTTCTAGCTCTTTATTTTCCTGCTGGAAAACTATTGCGACCCAATCACCAGCTTCTTCATCCCATGAATACATTACGCCGTCATTGGGGTAAGGGATAGGTGCTTCCCATTGGCAGGTTTCCTCATTTAGAACCCAGCTTGGGTATGGCTTTGGCGGAATAAAAGCATCTAATTCATCGCTATAGCTAAATCCAATTCCAGCGTAGTTTTTTCGAATGTTTGCGTTGTAAGAAGTGCGAACGCAACGCTGACCTCGAAACTCGCCATACCAAACTTCGGGTTCTTTACCTTCGATAAGTTCGTTTTCGTCAATACCAACGATTACCTCAGTAACGATGTTATTTTCATCTAAAAATGCGTAATGTGCCATAGTCCTATTCTAACTAAAACTAATTGAGCCAGTTCCAGCGGTGAACGTTGTTACCTTGAATCCTCCGCTAGTGCTAGTGCTAAAGGTTAATCCAGAACCTCCGCCGATTGTTAATGTGCTTGGGTATTTGATAATTACTACACCAGAACCGCCAGCAGCTCCGTTGTAAGCAGAGCTTGGGCCAATAAAGCCACCACCACCACCGCCGCCGCCAGTGTTTGCAGTTCCAGCATTACCCGTAGAAGTAGAACCATTACCACCGCCACCAGTACCACCAGTTCCAGCTTGGTTTTGAGGGCTGCCACCGATACCACCAGAACCACCGCCACCAGCCCTAGTAACTGAAGTGCCTGTTATAGACGATGCAACACCTGTTCCACCATTACCACCCTTAGCAGTCGTTCCATTTTGACCAGCAGCACCAGCACCACCACCACCTCCAGCGCCACCGAGTGCAGCATCATTTCCACCTGCGTAACCCTGTCCTGAAGTTCCTGAACCACCAGCACCACCTCTGGCCCCACCACCAGAACCACCAGTTCCAGCCGCTGTGCTACCGCCTCGTCCAAATCCACCACCAGTTGAGGTAATACTTGCAAATACAGAATTGGAACCCGCTGTTCCAGCCGATCCATCGCCACCAGTTGAACCAGCGCCACCTGCGCCAACTGTTACCGTATAGTTCGTTCCAGTTGTTATGTCTAGGGGCAGCTCTGCACTTGCTCCTCCACCTGAACTTTCGCCAGATACAGAACAGCGATATCCACCAGCACCGCCGCCGCCACCAACACCACCACCACCTCCACCGCCAGCGATTACAAGGTAGTCAAGAAGAGTGCTGGCAAGCGACCCTGCTTGAGCAAGGATTCCTATTGGAATAGGCATTATGCAGTTATCTTTCCAACTACTCGGTATGTGTTAGCTGCAACCTTTT